TCAACCGGATTGTGGTCGGCGCGCCGCTGGCGGAACGCCGTGCGTCGCTCGAAAGCCAACGCGACGCGCTTCAGCGGCGCCTAAGCGAGCTTGAAGCCGAGGGAGCCGGCCAGCCGGCTGTCTCTTCCCAGCCCCGCCGCGGCACCATCCAGCGCGGGCTAGTCGGCGTGGCGCGGGAGCAGGCCGGCGTCACACGCAGCGGCCTGATTGCGGAGATCCGGCAGCAGCTTGACGAGGTGCAGCGCGAAATCGCCACCCTCGAAGCCGAGGCGCGCGCCGCCGAGGAACGCGCCCGGCAGATCCTGAACCCGCAGACCCGTGCGGGCGGCAACGAGGCGGAAATCCGCCGCCAGCGCGCAGCCGAAGATATTGCCAGGCTGCAGGCGACACTGGATCGTCGCATAGCCATTGAGCAGAACTTTCAGCAGCAGTTGAACCGCATCCGCGAGGCGGAATCGGCCGGCGCCATCGACACGGCCGAGGCGCAGCGCTTGGTGACCGAGGCCACGCGCCAACGCGACGAAGCCCTGCAGCGGCTCACCGACACCCAGCGCCGCGCGACCAATGCGACGCGCGATAACCGCGACGCCGAGCGCGAGCTGAACGAGGTGCTGCGCGAACGCGAGCGCCTCATCCAGCAGAACGAGACGGCTTACGAGCGCTATCAGCGCAGGCTGGAGAACCTGGCCAGTCTGACGGAACGCGCGCAGCGGGCGGGCGTCCCCATCCCGGAAGAGACCATCCGCCGCGAAGCGCAGGCCGCTCTTGACGAGCTTGAGCGCGCCGAGCAACGCACGCGGGAAGCGACCGATACCGCGCGCGAACTCGGGCTGGCGTTCTCTTCCGCCTTCGAGGACGCCATAGTGCGCGGCGCCTCCTTCCGCGACGTGCTGCGCGGCATCGAGCAGGACCTGCTCCGCATCGGCACCCGTAGGCTGGTGACCGAGCCGCTTCTGGCCGCGTTCAGCAGCTTGTTCGGCACCGGCAGCGGTGGCGGGGACATTTTCTCCCGTCTGCTCAACGGATCTCTGTTTGGCAGCAGTGGCGTCGGCGGGCTGTTCAGTAGCATAGGCAGCCTCTTCACCTCCATCTTCGGCTCGATCTTCCACGCCGGCGGCATCGTCGGCAATGCGGCGCCGGGTCGCAACGTGCCAGCACTGGCCTTTGCCGGTGCGCCGCGCCTGCACTCGGGCGGCTTCTTGGGCCTCCGCCCGGACGAGGTGCCGGCGATCCTGCAACGGGGTGAGCGCGTGCTCTCGCGCGAGGAGGTGCGCCGCGAAGCGCGCGCCGGGCGCGGCGGCGCGCAGCAGGTCAACGTCACCATCGTCGCGCCCTCGCCGGACACGTTCTACGCGTCACGCTCGCTTATTGAGGCGAGCATGGCGCGCGCGGTGCGCATGGCCGCGAGGAACCTCTGATGTCGTTCCACGACGTCCGCTTCCCGACCGTCATCGGCCAGGGTGCGCAGGGCGGGCCGGTGTTCAACACGCTGGTTGCCACCTGCGCCAGCGGAGACGAGGTGCGCACACAACGCTGGGCTCGTGACCGTGGCCGTTGGAACGTGGCAAGCGGGCTGCGCACGCGCACCGACTTTCAGGTGCTTCAGGCCTTCTTCCGCGCTCGCCGCGGCCGCGCCTTCGCGTTCCGCTTCAAGGATTTTTCCGACTTTGAGGTGCCGCGTCAGCAGATCGGAACGACAAACGGCACACTTGCCAACTACCAGATATTCAAGCGCTACACGTCCGGTTCGCAGACGCAGGACCGCATTATCACCAAGCCGGTGGCCAACACGGTCAAATGCTGGGTGGATAACGTGGAGAGGACGCTTGGACCTGGTGCCACGCAATTCCAGGTCAACCTGCTCACTGGCGTCATAACCATAGGCTCGTCCCTGGCTGCGACCACTGGCAAGGCGGTCGAGGTCGAATGCGAGTTTGACGTTCCGGCACGCTTTGACTCGGACGAGATGGGCTTGACGCTGGAAGCCTTCCATCGTGGCGTCTGGGCCGACATCCCGGTGGTTGAGGTCCGCGAATGAAGGCTGCGTCCGCCGGTCTCGCCGCGCACCTCTCTTCCGGGGCGCCGCTTACGCTCGCCACCTGCATTGAGATCACACGCACCGACGGGCAGGTGTTCCGCTTAACAGACCATGATCGCGACCTGACGGTTGGCGGGCAAACCTACTCGGCCTCTCGCGCTTACACACGCGAGGCGGTAAGCGCATCAGCCGACATGAGCGTTGCCGAGAGCGAGATCATTGTGCTGCTCGACAACGCTGCGATCACTGCCGCTGATATCCGCGCTGGACGCTGGGACAACGCCAAGTTCCGTCTGATGCTGGTCAACTGGTCGGACACGTCGCAAGGTGCGATCACCTTGCGCACAGGCTGGTTCGGCCGCGTGCAGCCGCAAGATGATGGCACGGCGCGCGTCGAGCTGCGCGGCTTGGCGCAGGCGCTGCAGCAGCAGATCGTGCGCAGCTATGCGCCTGGTTGCGATGCGGACCTCGGCGACACGCGATGCGGCATCCCGACCTCTCCGCCGCTGCGCGCCAACAGCACAGCCTATGCGGTTGGCGCATTCGTGAGGGTTGAAACGGACACCTCTGCGACTGGTCCATACCGCGAGGAACGCCGCATCTACGAATGCACAACCGCTGGCACTACTGCCGCGTCACCGCCGACGTTCTCAACCGCGATCAACAGCACCACGACAGACGGCACAGTGACATGGACTGCGCGCGCAGCTTGGGCGCAGCCTGCTACTGTCTCCTCGGTCGTCACGCAGGCGAGCGTTGTGCTCCAGGCGGACGGCATCCAGGCCTATGCCGATGGCTGGTTCGATGGCGGGCTGGCGATCTGGGTCACAGGCGCCAACGCAGGCGCGGTGCGCGAGGTCAACGGCTGGGTGCAGGCCACGCGCACTCTGACGCTGTTCCTGTCACTGCCAGCGCCCATCGCCGTCGGCGACGTGCTGCGCGTGCTGCCAGGCTGCGACAAGCGCTTCATCACGTGCCGCGACAAGTTCGGCAATTGGGTGCGCTTTCGTGGGTTCCCCGACGTGCCTGGTGCGCAGGCGGCATTGGAGCGGCCGGTATGAGCGCGATCGTGGAAGCGGCGCGATCCTATCTCGGCGTTTCCTGGCGACACCTCGGGCGCAGCCGCATGGGCGTGGACTGCATCGGGCTGGTCATCTTGGCGCACCGTGACGTTGGCATCATGCTGGATGATCCAGCTCCTTACGCGCGGGAGCCATCTGCCGCGCGCATCATCGCGGGTGTTGATGCTGTGGGCGAACGCCGCGTGGCGGCACCACAACCGGGTGACGTGGTGGTGTTCAAGGTGGACGGGGTCAACGCAGGCCATGTCGGCATTGCGGCGTCGCGTGATGGCGTGCCGACGGTCATTCACGCCTATGCGCCACGTCGCCGCGTGGTAGAGGAGCCGCTGACGCATGACCTCGCCGACGCGCTGATCGGCGCGTGGCGGATAGGGGCCTGAGCGATGGCAGTCCTTGCTCTCGCCGCTGGTGGTGCGCTGGTAGGCTCCGCGCTTGGCGGTGGTGTCCTCACCTCCATCGGGTGGACTGCGGGCGCGCTGCTCGGCCAGGCACTGTTCCCGTCTCGCCCTGCTGGTGGGCCGCAGCTCGGCGACCTCACGGTGCAGAGCAGCGCCTACGGCACGCCGATCCCGCTCATCTACGGCACTGCGCGGGTGGCCGGGAACATCATCTGGTCCCCAGGCATCAAGGCGCGCAAGCAGCGCCAGAGGCTCGGCAAAGGCGGCGGGCGCAGCAGCACCACCTATCGCTACTCGGCATCCTTCGCTGTGGCGTTCGGAGAGGGGCCTGGGCGGGTCGTCAAGCTGTGGTTCGACGACAAGGTGGGGTATGACGCGACAGGCGGAAGTCTGCAAATCCGCGTGCCAGGGCTTCGCTTCCGCGCGTATGAAGGCAACGAGACGCAGCAGCCTGATCCGCTGATCGCTGCCTCTGCACCGCAGGGCAAGACGCCAGCCTATCGTGGCACGATCTACGTCGTGTTCGAGGACCTCGACCTTGAACCGTTCGGCAACCGGCTGCCCAACGTGACTGCGCTGATCTCCACCAGCGTCACCAGCGTGAATGTGGATGAGCCGGCAAACATACTGCCGGGCAGTTACAACGTGGGCGTCGGGTGCGGAGATTTTAGCACCCGCCGCTGTTATCTGGTCAGCAGCAGCATCGTGGAATTGGACTACATTGCGAGGACCGCGCGCGCAGTTCCAAATAGCGATGCTCTTCATGGGCGCGTGATGTGCTGTTTCCCCGGTGGTCCACTTGTCGGTATGAGGGCCGGATCATCCAACTACCGGCCAGTGCGCGCGATTGACCCGATCAGCGGCGCGACGCTGTGGGAGTGGGGTGTTTTTGGGAGCTTCGCTGGTCCTAATAGCATCGGAGCAGGTTCCCGTCGCGCAGCCGCGATCGAGGTGCGCGGACCGAAACCGCGCCGCTTCTTCCTGGCGGAAAATGCCCTCGTGTCTGCTCAGCCGACACCGCTAATGCTGGATGTCGATACCGGCACGGTAATCCTCCCGAGCGCGGAAAACAATGTCACGAGGTTGTATCTGCCGCGTAGTGAAGCTCGTGGCCTTTTTGTGCAGGGTGCGCAGCGGATCGGCGAAACGGATGCATGGCATATCGGCGTCGCGACATCGGCGCAGGAGATTGACGTCTGGCGGTTGCGAGTGACTGATGGCGCAGCCTATTTCGCTCCGCCGGTTGGTATGACGACAGGCATCGTGCCGACGCTCGCAGGCACTATCACTGCGTCGATGCTCGGCTTTGTATCCGCTGGCGCGCCCACAATTCTCACCGCAGCATGGGACGCGAGCGACGATAGCCTGATCGTGTTTGTGTCCTGGCCTGGAACGCAGTTGAGCACCCAGCGTTTCGCATTCAAATGGTCGCTATCGGCTGGGGTGGTATGGCGGACACCGGGCCACAACAATATCATCCCTGTCAACGGAAGTGACGCGTCAGGCCATCTGCTCGTGCGCGAGCGCGTTGCGTGGATTGGAACTGACGGAGATGGCATCGTCATCAACACACGCACCGGCGTGATTGAGCAGCAAGGCCAGCTGACGTCGCACTCCAACATTTCGGCTCCGATCTGCCTCTTCGACGGTGACTATGATCTCGCAGTGTCGTTCACGCGCCGCTTGCTGCTCGGTCGCGCCACGACAGGCACAGTGTCGCTGTCCGGCATTGTGCAGGACATCGCTAAGCGCGCTGGTCTCGCTGCTTCCGACCTCTCTCTTGGCGCGCTGACCAACCAAGTGCGCGGCTATGTCGTCAGCCGCGCAGGCTCCGCGCGCGACGCGCTTGAGCCGCTTGCCGCTGCATTCCTGTTCGATCTCGTCGAGACTGACGGGCAAATGCGCGCCGTCAAGCGCGGTGGTGCGGTGTCCGCGACGATCAACTACGATGATCTTCTGCGCCCGCAACCGAGCGCCGGCGTGCTGACCGAGGACCGCGCGCAGGATCGGGAGCTGCCACGCCGCCTGACGCTCCGCTATCTTGATGTGGACCGCGACTATGAGGTGGGCGCACAGACTTGGCAGCGGCCAGCGGCACCGGTCTCGGTGAGCGGCTCCGAGAGCACCGCAACTGTGGACGTAGCGGTGCCTATGACAGCGAGCGAAGCGCGCACCTTGGCGCGCCGCCTGCTCATGAGCGCCTGGCGTGAGCGCAACCGTGTTACCTTTGGCGGCACTCCGCGCCACCTCCGCTTCGACCCCGCCGACGTGCTGAATGTCACGCGCGCGGATAGCACGACGATGCGCCTCCGTCTCACGCGAGCTGATCTCGGCGCCGACTACACCATGCGTTTCGAGGCGGTGGAGGAGGACCCTGCCGACTATGCGCTGACTGCGCCAGGCGTTATCGGCGACTATTTCGCCAACGGCATGCCTGCGCCTTACGTGACGCGGGGGTGGGCGCCAAACTTGCCGCTGCTCCTTGATGCTGACGACACGAATGGCACCGCGCTCCGCGAATACCTGCTGGCGGGTGGCTATGGCGACAACTGGCGCGGCGCGGAGGTGGCGCTGTCCGATGATCTGACGTCGTGGACTGACCTCGACGCCATCGTGGACGGCGTGCGGTGGGGCGCGGCGGCGAACGCTCTCGGCGCGCCTGCATCAGTGTGGACATGGGACGACGTGAACACGCTGACAGTGTGGATGATGAGCGGCGAGCCCGAGTCTGCCACCGACTTGGAGGTGTTGAACGGAACCAACCTTGCCGTCCTGCTCACGCCGAGCACTGGCACGTTGGAGCTGATCCAATGGCGCGACGCGGTGCAGAACACTGACGGATCGTGGACACTCTCGCGCCTTTTGCGCGGCAGGCGTGGCACCGAGGACGGTTCGACCAACCGCGCGGCAGGCGATGTGTTCATCATCCTTGACGACGACGCTGCGCGGCTGCGCCTGCAGTCGCCTGCATCGCTGCTCAGCGCGACGCGCTATTATCGCCTGCGCGGGCAGTTTGATGTGCCGGCGACGGCGACGGTGGTCACCAAGGCTGCACGCGGGCGCGCGGAGCGCCCCTATGCGCCGGTGCATATCACCGGCACTCGCGACCAGAGCAACAACCTCACAGTCACGTGGGTGCGGCGCACGCGCGTGGGCGGGGAGCTGCGCGACCTGACTGGTGACGTGCCTCTGGCAGAAACGAGCGAAGCCTATGAGGTCGAGTTCCTAAATGGCAACACAGTGGTTCGCACCGTGACCGGCCTTACCGCACCGACAGTCACCTACAGCGCAGCGAACCAGACCGCAGACGGAATAACGCCAGGCGATCCAGTCGGAGTTCGCGTATATCAGATGAGCGCGCTGGTCGGGCGCGGCATTCCAGGGAGCAGGACCGTATGACGACACCCAATCTTGCGATCCCGCATGTCGCCGCATCACAGAACCAGAAGGAAGTCACGATCAACAGCGCGCTCGACGCGCTCGACAATGCGACGAACCGCGAGGTAGTCATCACCTATGCCGACGCAGATGTAACGCTGACGGCGGATCAGGCGCGGAGAAACGCAGTGATCCGCTGTACAGGCAGCGTCACAGCGAACAGGCGGCTGATCCTGCCATCCGGCAGACGGCTTCTGTGCGTGGACAACCGAGTGTCGGGAAACCGGTCCATTGAGGTGGGCTACGCGGCAGGAGAGCGCGTCTGGGTTCCGCCTGCTGCATCCGTTTGGGTGCAGGGAGACACCACCAATGTCGTGGCGATCGGTGCTGGCGCGGAGATCGGGTTCTTTGTCGCCGGGCAGCCTGGCGCAGACGAGCTGGTGGGCGTCTTCGTGGCGACGCGGCGGCTTGTGGTGCCAGCAGGTGCGCCTGGTGCGCGTGCTTACGCTGAGACAGCACCGACAGCCACTGCGCAGTTCCCCATCCACCGCAACGGCGTGTCGATCGGGAACGCAGCCTTCGGCGCAGGCTCCAATACCGCCACGTTCACCGTCGCCAATGACGCAGTGTTTGAGCCTGGCGATAGGCTGATGCTGCGCGCGCCGCTGGCGCAGGATACCACGCTGGCGGACATTGCCATCACTCTTCGCGCGAGGATCATCTGACATGGCCTACATTCTGATCGAAGGGTTTGACTGTTACGGCTCGCAGACTGACATGGCGGCATCGCCGCAGTGGCCTAGCTTGCCGGGCTCGAATGTCATCACGCTTGTGCCGGGCTTCTATAACCACGGACGCGCCATCTCGGTGCCTAACGCCTCGACGGCATGGACGCTGTTCTGTGAACCGACTTCCGCTGTCTCGGAAGTGTTCATCGCCTTTGACCTGCTTCTTGAGGCTCTGCCGACCAGCACGCTATCAACGCTCGTGGCATGTCGGGAAGGCTCGTCATTCCACACAAACATCAACATCACTTCTACAGGTGCCATCCGCATGCGTCGCTCCACGACGCAGCTTGGCACGGACAGCACATTCACGTTCGCACTGAATACGCGCTATCGCTTTGAGATGCGGACCGTCATCGCAGATAGCGGGGGGCTGATTGACGTGCGCATTGATGGCACGTCTGTCGCTTCGGTGTCGAACGTGGACACGCGCGATGGCGGCACGTCAGGCGTAAGCAGTCGTGTCGAGCTGCGCAGCATGACTCACTCCTCGGGCATCGGCAACACGATCTTCGACAACCTCACCGTCAACGACACGTCCGGCGCTGCTCCGACTTCCTGGCCCGGCGCGCGACGGATCGAAACGATCTTTCCGAACAGCGACGACTCTGTGCAGTGGACGCCATCTCAGGGGTCGCTCAACTACGATTTGATCAAAGACGCGACGCCGGACCTGCTGACCTGGGTGCAGAGCAACACTGCCGGCCAGGTGGATCGCTACAACCTGCAGGACCTCAGCGGCACCCCGACAACGATTGACGCTGTGCAGCTCGTCACGCGCGCAGGACGCTCCGACACCGGCGCGCGCACAATGCGCGGATTCATCCGCTCCGGAACCACCACTGCGAACGGCGCCACGTTCACCCCAGCAGCGACACCGAGCGGGCAATATGTGCGCGACACGTGGCACACCAATCCAGACACGAACGCTGCCTGGACTGCAGCAGGCGTGGACGCCTTGAAGGCGGGTGTCGAGGTTGTGTCATGACGCAGGCGCGCGTCTTCCAGCAGGGCGTGCAGGTTGTCCATGACCAGCTGCCGTCCAACACCGGAACCGCACGAGTGTCGCAGGTGGCGGTGCAGGTGGTGCGTGA